CCGGGCGTTCGTCTGAGCCTGTATCTTGACCTGTAAGAAAAATCGGCCTTTCATCGTTTGATGAGTCACTACCAACTGTCTTGGCTGATATTTCATCGTTGGCGGTATCTCTTCCTGTGATAGTAGCTTCTCTCTCATCGCTGGTGGAGGTTTGACCGGATAT